CTGATATAGTAGCTTCTAGAAGAACAGGTTTGGAATTGAAGCGTCAGCCGATAACTAGGATAAATTACAATTTGCAAGATTTATTATTTAAATGAAATTAATATTATTTAGTAATCCTGTAACAAAAACTAGAGTAATAAAAGAATGTGTAGATAATAGTATACCTTATATAGATATAACTGAGATAGAATTAAGTAAAATGGATGCTTATATGAGTGCGTTCACTAATTACGAAACGCATGGTTATGTAATATATATGAATAAGAGTAAATTATTAGTTAATCAGATAACATATAAGTTGAAAAAATACAATATTCAGTACATGTATTATAATAAAAGTTTATCTGCTATAAAAAATCTAATGCTAGCAGATGACAAAGTTAGAGATGACATACCATGGTGGAGCAGTCTTAAAACTAGGACGTATAAATGGATAGATTGGCAAGCAGAAGTTGATATAGCAAAAATGTATTTAGATAATAGTAAACAAGATGAACGGAGGCATTGGCAAATTATAGTAAAAGAAATAAATCAGATAAGTAAAGATGTGAATTATAAGATTGTAACAGATGAGCCGGAAGAATATTTAAAAAATCAGAAAATAGAAGATTTTTATAATCAAAAAAGATTCGATATGAAAAAACATGGTTTTAAAGTTGAAGATTACGGTTTAGGAGAGATATGGAATGAGAGTTTCAGCTTTTATATTCAAACGATGCCAAAAGAGGTGAAAATTGAGTTCTTTTCAATTATGGCATCTTTATTATTTAATAAGGCTAAGACTCAGTCAGCAGTAGTAGATATAGTTAAATTGATCGGTGACCATGCGAAGTTATACGGTGAAGTGTTTTCACTAAACTGGAAATATTATATAAATATGGATAGTTTATGGAAATTTGGGAGTTTTTATGATAGTTTAGATCAAGTAAAAGATATATTAGAGTGGTTCAACCCAGAGCCGATAGCTGATTTCAGATCTGGTTTATTCTATAGTTTGTTTAAAAAGAATATGATTTCTTACTTCAATAGAAATTGGCAGATGAAACCTAGAGAATATATGTCATTCAGAGATTGGTTATATTTAGGATTATGGGGTACAAATGGTGCTACAGATATGGACTATCCTAAATTATCAGATAATGGTAAACAATTAGCTACAGATAAAACAAAGAATGGTAGCGTTTTAGTTACGCCAATAGATGATCTAGTCAATATATTATATGATGAAAATCCTCAGGTTAATAAAATATCAGTTAAGCCGGATGAAGCACCAAATAAGACGAGGTTGATCGCTAGCTCGGATAACAAGAATTATTTGCTTATGAGTTATATCTCGATGATAATATTTGATAACATGAAAAGTGAAGTTTCGACTTTGTATAAAAGTTCTGATCAGATGACAAATTTTTGGTTAGATTTGATGGAAGGCACGAACAGAGATACAGTGAAAATACCTATAGATCAAAAAGGTTTTGATCATAAAGTGAGAGGTAGAATGATTGCTATATTTTTGGAGACGTTGGAGGATATAATACCAGATATCTTTGATTTTAAAGCTGCGATAATAAGATTGAAACATAATTTGTTGCATGAAAAAGCATATTGGGTGTACAAAGATAAAGATGTTTCAGTCG